AAGCTATGTTGAATTATTGGAACCGAACGGTCGAGCCTATTCTTACAGCCATGGTTGAGTCTATGCGGCGCACCTTTCTAACTAAGACGGCTCGAACGCAAAAGCAGTCGGTGTTCTACTTCCGAGATCCGTTTCGGTTGGTTCCAATTGAGAACATTGCTGAAATTGCCGATAAGTTTACTCGTAACGAGATTGTGACGGCGAACGAAATGAGACAGGTCATCGGTATGGCTCCTAGCAAGGAAGCAAAAGCCGATAAGCTGACCAACAGCAACATGCCTGTTCAGAAGCAAGAGCCGCACAATGGAAACGGAAACGTAAACGATCCGGCTATAGCTGAGGCATTAGCAAAAGCACGTACCAGGCCTATGTCACTTAATTAAGGAGGAACATTCAAAATGGGAGAAATGGCTACGCCCGACTTTAGCGGCTATGCCACAAAAGCTGGACTCGAATGTACAGATGGTCGGACGATCATGCCGGATGCTTTTAAACATCAGGATACTGAAACGGTTCCTCTCGTCTGGCAGCACGGTCACAGTGAGCCCAGCAATGTGCTCGGTCATGCAGTCCTCGAGCATCGAGCCGATGGCACGTATTGTTATTGTTATCTTAACGATACCGGTCAGGCACAGAACGCTCGAGTACTGGTCCAGCATAAGGACATCAAGTCTCTGTCCATCTATGCAAATGGACTTACCGAGAAAGCCAAGAAGGTTCTCCACGGATTCATTCGTGAGGTGAGCCTGGTTCTGTCAGGAGCTAACCCTGGCGCCCTTATCGACAACATTACGTTGGCACACGGCGATGGCGACATGGTCACGCTGGAAGATGAGGCCATCATCTACACCGGTCTCGAACTTAATCATGCTGATGGTGAGCCTGCGGAGAAGGAAGACGTTGAGCATTCTGCAGAGAATCCGACTATTCAAGAAGTCTATGATTCTATGACTCAGGAGCAGCAGGAAGTCGTTCATTACATGGTTGGTACCGCCCTCGCCGGTGCAGTAGCTGAGGCAAAGCAGTCCTCCAATGACGACAAAGAGTCTGAATCATCCCTAGCCCATGATGATAATGAAGAGGAAGGACGACGGATGAGCCGTAATGTCTTCGAGTCGCAGGGTGGCGAAGGCAAAAAGGAAGAGGGACATGTCCTCACGCATGATGCGATCAAGGGTATTGTTGCTGACGCCCAGAAGATCGGATCGTTGAAGGCAGCTGTCGAAGCGTATGCTCTGCAGCATGGTATCGATCAGATCGAGACTCTCTTCCCAGATGCCCGCGCTCTTAGTTCTACCCCTGAGTTCGATGCACGTCGAATGGAGTGGGTCTCGGGTGTCATCAACGGCACTCGGCATTCGCCGTTCTCGCGCATCAAGTCCATCGTTGCTGATATTACGGTGGATACAGCTCGTGCGCTGGGTTATGTCAAGGGTAGTCTGAAGAAGGAAGAGTTCTTTGGACTGGTCTCGCGCGCGACAACTCCAAGCACGATCTACAAGAAGCAGAAGCTCGATCGCGATGACATCATCGACATCACCGATTTCGATGTGGTGGCCTGGTTGAAGGCTGAGATGCGCGTCATGCTCGACGAGGAGCTTGCTCGTGCTGTTCTGATTGGTGACGGTCGTGCGTTTGATGATGACGACCATATCAAGGATCCGGGTCTGACCGGTGCTACGGATAATTCCGGTATTCGCTCGATCCTGCATGACGATGATCTGTATGCTATTCATACTACGCTCGCCGCTACGGTAGATACTCCTCCGGAGATGGTCGACGCCTTTATTGGAGCGATGGCTGCCTATAAGGGATCGGGTTCTCCGACTCTCTACACCACGCTCCCCCGGCTCAACTCGCTTCTGGTGTTCCGAGATGCTCAAGGTCATCGTCTGTGGAGGACCCCGGCCGAGCTCGCTTCGGAGATGGGCGTTTCAAACATCGTGACCGTCGAGGTCCTGGAGACCGAGGCCAAGCTTGTCGGTATTGTCGTCAATCTGAAGGATTACACGATTGGTGCAGACAAGGGTGGCGACGTCGCCTTCTTCGACGACTTCGATATCGACTACAACCAGTACAAGTACCTGCTGGAGACCCGTGTTTCTGGCGCGCTTACCAAGATCCGCTCGGCTCTGGTTATTGAGACCGCCTAAATAAGGTAGGCAGCCATGACGAGGTTCTTTGGTCGCATTGGTTATGGAAGTTCGGTAGAAACTACACCTGGCGTCTTTGTTGATGAAATCGTAGAGTATTCATATTACGGTGATATTATTCGTAACGCTCGAAATCTTACTCCAGGAGAAAATCTTAATCCTGATCTCAGTGTTCAGAATTCCATTAGTATTGTGGCCGATGCATATGCCAATGAACATTTTTATGACATTCGGTATGTGGAATGGGCGGGGGTTTTGTGGACGGTTCAAAGCGTCGATGTGCAAAGCCCCCGTCTACTACTGAGATTAGGGGAGGTGTATAATGGGCCAACGCCTGACACTACACCAAATCCTTGAAACGATCGCTCCCAAAGTATATTTTCAGCCGCCGACTAATGTACGGTTGGAATACCCATGTATTGTCTATCATCGAGATTTTGCAGATACCAAATTTGCAGATGATGAACCATATAATCATACCAAACGATACATGATCATAGTGATCGATCGAGATCCGGATAGTGAAATTCCAGACAAAGTGGCTGCATTGCCGATGAGTTTGTTTAACAGGTTTTATACAGCCGACGATTTAAATCACGACGTTTATAACGTCTACTTTTAAGTGAAAGGAAGGATATGGCCGCCTTGACATGGGATGATGTTGGCGACAAGCTATATGAAACTGGTGTAGACCATGGTGTTCTGTATCTCCCAGACTCGTCTGGTGTGTACAACACCGGCTTTGCCTGGAATGGTCTCACGACAGTGACTGAGTCGCCAACGGGCGCCGAGCCGTCCGCGCAGTATGCGGACAACATCAAGTACCTGAACCTCGTTTCCGCTGAGGAGTTCGGCGGCACTATCGAGGCATTCACGTACCCGGAGGAGTTCGCCCAGTGTGATGGTACAGAGCTTCCGTCGCCTGGTGTGGCCCTTGGACAGCAGATCCGAAAGATGTTCGGTATGAGCTACCGGACGAAGGTTGGCAACGACGTCGATGGAATGGACTTTGGTTACAAGCTGCATCTGCTCTATGGTGCTCTGGCCGCTCCGTCGGAGAAGGCCTATGCCACAGTCAACGATTCACCGGAGGCAATCTCGTTTAGCTGGGACATCTCGACAACTCCGGTTCCGGTTACCGACTACAAGCCGACCTCTCTGATCGTGGTTGACTCGACTGTTGTGGATGCAACTGATCTGGCAGCACTCGAGGATCTTCTCTATGGTGCCGGTGCTACCGAAGCTGCGCTTCCGACTCCGGATGCCGTTATCGCACTGTTTGCTGGTCCGTGATCTTAAGATAGGGAGGCCAAGGAATGCTCACTATTGTAGTCCTAGGTGTCGAGATGTTCGACGACGAGTCACAAGAGTTCACTACAAAAGACGACGTGACTTTAGAGTTAGAGCATTCTTTGGTCTCACTGTCAAAATGGGAGTCTAGACACGAAAAGCCTTTTCTGGGTAAGACTGAAAAGACAAGCGATGAAGTCCTTGACTACATCAAGTGTATGGTATTGACTCCTAACGTCCCAGATCAAGTCTTCTCTAAGTTTTCGGAGGAGAATTATACCCAGATAAATGATTACATCGAAGCTAAGATGACGGCTACTTGGTTCAATGAAGTTCCAGGAGCTCCAAAAAGCCGAGATGTTATCACAGCCGAACTCGTTTACTATTGGATGGTGGTCTTTCAGATCCCATTTGAATGTGAGACCTGGCATCTTAATCGTTTGTTCACCTTGATCCGAATCTGCAATGTCAAGCAATCAAAGCCTAAGAAGATGAGTCGATCGGAGATTGCAGCTCGGAATCGAGAACTCAACGCTCAACGTAGAGCGCAATTGGGTACTTCAGGTTAGAAAGGGGGTGACAATGACAGCTCTTGCTTGGGATGAAATTGGCGAACGGCATTATCAGACAGGTATTGATCGAGGAGTTCTCTATCTCAACGATGGAACGGCGGTTGCTTGGAATGGGCTTACTTCAGTAGAAGAAGATTCAACTTCTGAAGTAAAATCATACTATCTCGAAGGTGTGAAGTTTCTCGAGAACTTTGTTCCGGGTGATTTCGAAGGAAAAATCAAGGCACTTACGTATCCCGAAGAGTTCGATGAGATAAATGGGCTCTCTAGCATCTCTCCTGGTCTTGATATTTACGATCAGCCAGCCAGCAGCTTTAATCTAGTATACAGAACGAAGATCGGTAACGATCTATCACAGGATTTTGGCTATAAGATTCATATTCTCTATAATGTCATTGCCAATCCTGATGCTATTTCGTTCGATACTCTCGAAGATTCTGGAATCCAGCCGACGGAATTCGCCTGGGCTCTAAGTGGTACCCCAACGAAACTTGTAGGTTTTAGACCGACTGTTCATATTTCCATCGATTCAACACAAACACCTCCTGAAGTCATGCAGGTTTTGGAAGAACAGCTGTATGGAACCGAAACGCGTGATCCACGTCTCCCTTCGATGGCTGAAATTGCTGGATATTTCGGTTATCTTCAAGAGTTCATCATTGTGGACCACGGAGATGGTACTTGGACGGCTATCGATGCAGCTGACAACTACATTACGATGCTTGACGAGACTACCTTCCAGATTGATAACGCAGACGCGACATATTTGGATGCAGACACGTACACAATCTCATCTACGAGTCCTGGCTAGGAGGTGAAATGGCTACCGTTACTGGTCTTACCGCCGAACGTATGCTTGAGATCGAAGCTGCGTCGGTTGTTGACGGTGATATTATCGATGGCGACTTGATTCTTACAAAGCATGATGGGTCGACTATTGATGCAGGTAGTGTAATTGGTCCGCCTGGTCCTCAAGGACCTCTTGGATCGGATCTTGATGTTGTTATTCAGAAGGCTATTCTCGATATTGGTATGCCAGGTAATATTCGTGCAGGTCGAGTGCTGACGCTAAGTGATTTCACGAATATTGGCCTATCAGCACCAGAAGCTCTGTGGAATTTCTCAAATGTTCTGACAGATGCAAGCGGTAACAGTCATACACTTACCGATAGAGGATCAGTTACCTTCATTCGGGGTATCGATGGTACGGACGTCAGTGCTGCACAATTCAATGGATCAAACGCTCTGTATATTGTCGATTCAGGAGCAGCCGATCCATTTCGACTTAGAGTAGGAACGTTTGCAGCTTGGGTTCGGACGGCAAAACAGGGTGTATTTCAGAACATTATCTCAAAACGTGGCCCAGGGAGTCAGATTGGCTATGTGCTGAGAATCCGAGACACGAACGTGGCAAGTTTCGGAGTCAGCTCTTCTGGTACTGCTCTGAATGAGATTAACGGGCTCTCGAAAATTTGCGATGATCGCTGGCATTTCGTCGTCGGCATTTTCGATGGCATTCTTCAAAGTCTTTATGTGGATGGTGTTCTGGAAGCAAGCGCATTGCGTGGTTCGAGTGCTGCAGAACTTATATTTGCCTCTAACGAGCCTTTCAATATTGGCGGATTCAATGCTGATTTGAGTACAGCGCCTGCTGAGCCGCATTTCGGACGAATTGATGAGGTGTTTGTGACGCCTGAGATTCTCTCAGCGGACAACATCTTTAATCTGTATTGTGCAAAAGTTCCTCATACACTTGCAGCTATTCCTTCGGGAGTTTCTCTGACTGTGGTTCGTGGGTCTAAGGGTGCATCATTGCTTCCCGCTGATTTTCCTACCACACCGCTTCGTCTGTACAATTTCTCTGCTGGATCATTCGGTAACGATGGGTCCAATGCTGGAGCATCACTTGCCCCAGTCAATGTTCCCGTTCCTGTTGCTGGAGTTGATGGCACTAAGGAAAATGCGCTCAATCTCGCCTCACCTCAGAGATTGACAGCTACGGATGCGGGTCTTCCTGCTGGGACAGCAACAGTTTCTTATGGTTGCTGGGTCAAGTGTTCGAACGGAACCGCTTCGGCGATGTATCTTATTACTTGGGGAACGACCAACGGCACCAATGATACTCGTTTATATATTTCGGCGGGTAACATCACCTTCGCACAAGGTGCAGGCACTCCAGTAACCGGTCCGTTCATCTCGGATGGACTGTGGCATTTTGTCGTAGTTGTCGAGGAGAATTCTCCAGTTGACGGGTTGAAGCGCAAGTTTTATGTAGATGGACGTCTTGTTGCTTCTTCGACAGCCTTGAGCTCTATTGTTCTTGGCGGAGCAGGCAAGTTCGTTGTCGGTTCTTCTCTTGCGAGCGCAAGTAACTTCTACGGTGAGATCGATACGATATTCGTCACTGATGCTGCATTGATGATGACCGATATTAATAAGCTTTACATTAAGAGTCTGTATGACCATCTTCCTTCCCCTAAGAATGCAGGAGATCATGTCCAGGGAATGGCCGATGACATGCTTCTTGTCAATTTCGATACATTGAACATCGAGGACAAGGTTAGTCTGAAGGTAATGGCATGAGGACTCGACAAAAAGATATTCAGCGTACAACTGTCCTGACAACCATGAATCCTGTTACCGATGTTACTGCTGGTAATGGCGTCTGGTCTGATGGAACACCGTGGCATATGGTTCGGACAGCTACTGGTGAGTATACGATGTACTTCGATTCTCGTATATTTGTAATCAGTGGTTCCGTAGGCCCACTTGCAACTGGTCGGCAGTATTATAAGTTCGAAGCTCCTGCTGCTGGATCAGTAAGAGTACAGGTTCTCGATTCTACTGGTGCTGCAGTTAACACGGCAAACTTCGATGTAACTATCAATGTACTAGACACTCGTACTTAGGATTTCCGATGAGACTTGAACTCGCCGGAAGTATCGTTCGT